CGTCCCAGTCTTTACCGCTAGGTACGCCATTTGCTATGCTCAATATTTGTTGCGCTGTATAAATGCTACTTGTAGGATTGCTGCTACCATCATTATAGAGGAATATACTTAGCTATCCATTTACTCTTGTATCTAACTGCGCTGATCCTGGATTAGCATTATTTGTGATAAGACCTGTGACTGCACCATTAGTACCGAACTGAACGAGTTTGCCATCATAGTATATGTCACCAAAACTAATAGTACCATTATCTGTGACTTCTGCCAATGCAACAACAGCCCACATAGTTTTTTGATCTGTGCTTAACATAGCATCTGTTATTGGTCCACCTATGAATGCTGTACCATAAACTACAGGAAGTTTATTGTCTGTCGCTGGTGGCAACTGCACACGACCGCCACCATCGCCACCTGCTTGTGCTTTGCTCATAGCGCGTTTTGCTATGAGTTTGCTTATGCCAATGCTCAATGCAGTAGTGACTATGAACTTGGCTACGGCAGCGAACGTCACCTTTGCAAGTGCTGCTACAACTACTTTTGCTACTGCTGCTACTACTGGTGCCATTATTCTACTCCATTACTCAGCCAAGTCTTCTCTATCCAATCATAACCAAAACGTGTGAAATCTATGTCGAACATAGTCTTGCTAGCAGTGATGCTATGATATTTTATGCGATTCTGCAATCTATATTCTTCGCAACGTTCTATGTATTCGGTGACTAACATATGTGCAGCGCGTGTGTTCCTATATTCTTCATCGACATATAATAATATCTGGTGCATGACTAATGTATCTGGGCTCCAGACATTTGGGCTTATCACGCCTATCATCATACCTATAGGACTATCACTCTCTACAACTAATGCTATGCCACCACCATGCAATATAGTATTGAATAAACTATTAAGGTAGGTATCATCTAGTTTTACATCATATTTGCCTATATCAGCATCTTGATGTATCTTATGCACAAGATGTGTATAATATGGTAAGTCGAATTTATTTGCTATTCTAATATTCATTTATTACCTTTCATTTTGATTGAAATCATCAAAACCACGACCGCCACCTCCACCTCCACCTCCACCTGGTGGGAATCCACCGCCGCCTGGCACTACGACTTTGCCTTTTGGATCTTGTCCAAAGTCGAACTGCACGCCGCTGATACTATATACTTGATTCATGCTAGTATCTGTAGGATTAAAGAACTGCCAACTTTCTTGATTGGTCTTACGTCCGGCTATACGATTTTCTAACACAGTCTTATAACTGCTAGCAGCAACACTTACTGTGAAGTTATCTTCTTGACCTTCACGTTCTTCTGATATCGCATATGATGTTATGATACCAGTAAATCTTGGATATGTATTAGTCAATACCATGTTACTATCATAAAATCCGCGCAATACTTCTACTTCGCTGCCACGTATCTTGCTATCAAGTACTTGCTGTATATTGTTACCATCTATACCACTCAATGATATAGTAGTATCACCTTGCGTGACACGTAGATTGCGATTCTGTGCACCAACTTGTAATAGGCCACCTAATGGTGTATAAGTGGTATTTCCTATAGTCTCTGCTTTATAACTGCTGCTGAATGTCAATACTGTAGTATTGGCAATGTTACCATATTCATTGTATATGGTAAGTTTAACAAACTCTGCGTTTGTTATCTGTGTGACATTTGGTCCTACTTCAGGTATAACTTGTGTCATGCTGTACCCGTCCATTCATAAAGCGTGAAACTATCACTGAACTCGATCAATGCATTGTTTAATGTCGTACCACTACTTTGTACATAACCACCAGGTATCAACTTATATGTAGGCATGTTTGGGCAGAACATATTAAACTCACAATCGTTACCAACAGTTATGCCATCACCAACAACACTAGTTGATATGATGTTTGGTCTATTAGTCGTTATAGTCACGCTAGTGCCTGTACCACGAACTATACGTGTAGTGCTTGTGAATGGATATGTATGTGCTCCTATCTGTATTAGATCATTTGGTTCGAATAAAACTCTAGTGCTTGCTATGGCTGGTAAACCACCTAATACAAGTTGATTACCTGTAAAACTAGTCACAGTCATGTTATTGATCTGTGTGCTATTCATAGAGCCTTGATAACGGAATATCCAACTTAGACATGCGTTATCGCTGAATGTAACAAGTTCTGGTTGATATCTATCTAATGTATCTAATGCTTCTAACAAGTTACGATTATTATAATAATAAAGGCTTGCTGGCATATCTAACACGAAACGCCATGGCTGAGTAGTAGGTGTGAGGCTAGTTCTTGGTATCTCGTTATTTGTTATCTGCACACCAACAACTTTCCTACGATCTATAGTCAGACCATTTGCTTTGTTAATGATTGTTTGTAATCCTGCCATTTTATTTTCCTATCATCGTGCCATGTAAGGCATCTCACGCTCTGCCATCTTGACGCTGCCTAATAATGTCTTGCGATTCTCTGCGAACAACTGTGCGACACCTTTAGCATCTATAGCACTAATGTTATTAGTTATGTAGTTGTTAGTGACTGGTGCATTTACTGCTCCTGTCGCTACACCTTGTGTCTTAGCACCTAACTGATTGTTTGGTACGATTTTACCAGCACTTGGTGGTACGAATAATTCTGGTCCTTTCTCACCAACCAATATTGGTTTATTACCTTGCACATTGCCGCCTTGCGCAAAGCCCGGTATGTTCAAATTAAAGAATCCTAATGTCGCTTGTATTGCTTTTAATAGTTGTGCTTTTAATATTATTTTTGCTAAATCTTGTAAAACACTTGCTGCAAAATCTTTAAACTTAAACTTACCGGTTTCGACAAAAGTATCTATAGCATTACCAATCTTGTTCCAAGTAGATGCAATCATATCTTGTGCTTGTTTATAAGGTGTGGTTGCTTCTGTTATAGTTTGCAAGGCAGCAACAGTTCCTGCCATCCATCCTTGCGTAAGTTTATCTTCTAAAGTAAATCTTTTATTTGCATTTTCTATCGCTTTTTCGGTTTCCATTGTATTAATATCAATGGCATTTTTGGCTGCTTTTATTGCACGATCATCTTTGGCGGCAATAGCAATTTCAAGTTGTTCTTGTAATCTAATATTTTTATCACTACCTTGATCTAATATTTTTTGTATTTCTATCTGTCTTTGTGCTTGTTTTTCAGTTAATTTACCGGCAATAACTTTATTTCTTATCTCTTCTTCAGCCGCAAAAGAAATAGTTGCACTTACCACATTAGCAAACTGAAAAGTTTGTTTTATAGCATCCAGAATTTTTTGATTAGTTAATAATCTATCTTGTTCTTCAGTTCTTAGTTGTTTTTGCACACCTAACTGTTTATCGACTTCTGTGAGTTGTTTTTGTAACTCGGCAACGATTGCTTTATTGGCATCGCTACCTTTTGCAAGTTCGGTGTTTATTTGTTGTTGTATCGTTGCTTTTTGATTATTGGCGTCTCTTTCAAGATCAGCCATAATTTTTATAAGATTGGCTTCTTCTTGAGATTTACCTATAGTATCAATCAATAATCTTTGATATTTGTTAGCCTCAGCATTTTTCTGACGCATCTGACGTGTAGTTTCTTTTGCTGCTGCTAATTCTCTTTCTTGTGGAGTTACGCCAACGGTTCTTCCTGCACCTGGAACATTAGGTGTTCCAGCACCTGCAGGTGTTTCTAGTTCTTTCTTTTCATCAGCAGCACCTTCCATTGCTTTGCCAAGAGCAATATATGCTGCCGTGGCCGCTGCTGCACTTGCTGCAACTGCTAATAAACCAACACCACTTAATCCAGTTAAAAATGCCATAGCCGCTGCTGCGGCCTTAGTAAACCCACCTAAATCTTTAATTAACCTATTAATTTTAACTATTTGGATAATAGTGCTGGCTGCGAAAGCACCAGCGATCAGTGCGCCCAATACTTGCATGACTTGTTTGGCATCTTCGGCAGTGAAATTGATATCCTTGATACCTTGCAATATTGGTAGTATGGCTTCTAATGCGACCTTTTGAAATGCTCTAAAGGCTTCTTCGATTTTACCGACTGCATCTGCTGCTAGTTGTAAGTTTTTTTCTAACTCAGGATCTACTGCTTTACTAGTACCATCAGCCATCTTTTTCCAATCGATAGCATCGCCGGCTTTACCGGTAAGTATCATTGCTATGCGATTGCGTTCAAAGCCTGCTTCCATTCCAGCAAGACCATTGATTACAGCCTGGAATAACTGTTCATCGCTTAATGTTTCTATCTCTGATTTGCTTAGACCTAACTTGTATAATGCATCTAATGTCTCAGTAGTACCCTTTTCGACATCACCTAATGTTTTACTGAAACCCTTCAATAATCCGCCAGCGTCGCCAAACTTACCACCGCTTGCTTCTAATGCAGCATTTAACTGATATATCTTTCCTGCACTAAATCCAGTAGCATCAGCAAGATCGACCATATCATCAGCCATTCTTACTGCGCTAGTGGCTAAAGCACTGAATGCTGCGATACCTGCAGCAGCAGTTTTATTCAATGTAGTCTGCAAGCCATCTAGGCTATCCATCAAGTCAACGACTTTTTCTTCGCCTTGTACTTCTATCTTGATTTTATAGTTGTCTATGGTAGCCATTATATTTTGATTCCTAATGTTTTATAAACATACTCACGTATGGCTTCTAATGTAGGCTCAGTCATGCCATTTGGTGCTTGACTTGACCAACGTTCTTTATCTAAACGCACAGCATAAGGATAATTAGCATCTATAGTATTACCCTTTAGTGTTGTGTTACGACGAGCATTACCTGGTCTATAGTTTTTAGGTTTATATTTTGTTTTCCAACGACTAGGATCACCTATAGGTGTCATATCCTTGAATGTATCATAGGCGACCTTGCTGACTTTTTGATCATCAAGAGTTTCTAGAACTTTGTTCAATCGCCTAGTGATATTGCTCATTTTTTAACCTTATTTTTCATGGCTAATAACTGTTCAGTATCATAGTTATAAACTTTAGGATCTAATGTGCCACCTTTGCTTTTCGCATGTTCATAACGATCATATGCAGCAAGAACATCAGTAATCATGAGGTCATAGGTGGTAGCATTTTCTGCTACTACATGTGGTAGCATTCCATAACGCTCCGCCATACGACCTATGGTTATCATTTCACTTGTTCCCCAGGATTTTGGGTCGATGTCTTGCTCAGTGATTTTCCCAAGATTTCACCTAACTTATTGATAGCGGCTGCAGCGATATCTATAGGTAGATCTTCATTCTGTGCTAATGCAGGCTTACCACTTTTATCAAGTATCATACCTTTCATCATCTTGTCTAACTGCACGAACTCATTGTTACTGCGCGCATTAAAAAAATCAAAATATGTTGTCATAGGGACGACATCATATGTATAGAATGTTATCGCTTCGCCATAACGCTCTAATAGTTCCTGGCTATCGAGCGATATCTCTATCAGTTTAGGGACGCTTGCATATTTTTTTATATTCATTTGTTAATCTCCTTTATTTGTTGTCTTGTATTTATTAGTTAATTACCACTATATTTGTCGTATTCTTCTTCTAATAGTTGATTTAACAATGCGATACGAAACGCTTGTTTTGCTTTCATCTGCCTTATTGTCGCTTCCATATTGGTAAGCATTGGAAGTAATTTAGCCTCATCAGCAATCAAACTACGCAATTTTTCTTCTTTGGTATGTAGATATTGATTATTCATATAATACCTTAACTTATTAAAAAAGGAGGATATATCTCTATATCCCCCCTGTTTGCTGTTTAATACAAAATATTAAACTTCACGGCCATTATACATAGTACCGTCTACAGCGATGCTGCATGGTGTTACCCATACTGGTGCTTCTGGACTTGCAGTCGGGGCTAGGTTTGTAATAAAGCCCTGTCCACTTGACCATGCAGTACCATCAGTTAAACCGGCAATATTGCCATCTATAACTGCTGCTACGTTACTATTATTCCATACAACTAAAAATTGTACAGGTGTCTTATTCTGGCTTAATCCAGCCATACCTAATCTTGCAGCACTGCCACTTGCAGCACTTGCATTACCAAAGTATGTTACAGGATCAATCACTACGTTCATGCTGATTTCATTATCAGCAGGAGTTGGTAGTTTGTTCATATCTACTGAGCAGAAATCTGCCCAACTGAACACGCCAGTACTTGCTGTGATTGTTACATCTTGTAAGCAAATAACTGAAAGCACATTTGCACCTTCAATGTTACCAGTCACGACATTGCCATTATCAAGGTCAGTTGATAACAAGATAAGTGGTTGTGTTCCAGTCTCGTTTACTGTTATACGTGCCATTGTAGTTTCTCCTTTATGTTTATGGCGTTAATCATTAAAATCCAATCTAGTCATATTAAATGTATAGGTATGTTTTTCACTACGATTACCTATGACTTCTGTCTTATCATATGTCACATCGATGTAACCATCAAAGAACACGCGATTTGCAGCAAGATCATTGATCGTACCTAACACTACAGGACTCTGTGGATCATCTTGGAATGAGACATATAATATCTCAAACTGATCTGTCACAGTATAAATCTGACCACAGTTAGTGATGCCACCTTGATTCACTGCGCGTGAAATAGGATGGCAATCTCTAACATATACGCCAAATGGTACAATGTCATCACTACTAGGATAAATGCCATTGACTTCTACGATTGGAGTAAGTGCATTGCACGTTACTCTCATATAGTC